GGTCGGGGGTAGGGGGGTTGGTCATGGTCGGTGTTTCTCAGGGTGCTGCATCAGCCTGCCCCCAGCCGCGAGCGCAAGGGGGGGTCGCCGCCGGGCCACGCAGGCCAGGACCAGCGCCACCGAGGCCAGCGGCCAGGCACCAACTGCCTGTGCGCAACTCGCACGCGCCTGTGGATTGCTGGTTAGTGACTGCTTGCGCTCAATGCCGCATGGATGCTGGAATCGGCTGATCGTTATCAAAAGCCTAATCGCTACATTGTCCATTATGTTAAGTTATTCCAGGCATACGACAGTGCTTATGCACAGATATGGCCATTATCCACAGGCAATCACTGCTGATCTGTGGATAAGTAGTCACTTATTTGTCCTGCCCTGTGGATAACTCGGCCTCGATGACCTCGGCATGGCGCAGTGCGTCCATGCGCATTGAGTGAATGTTGACCTGGATCGATGCCTGTTTGGTGCCGTAAACGCTCGGTTTCCACTTCTCGGCCAGCCACTGGCGCGTCTGGATGCGGACGCGAGCGTGCGCGGCGTGCTCTGGATCGGCGCTGTCCGCTATCGCCAGCGTCTCGCACGCAAGCTCATCGGCGGCCTTCGCACGCGCACGGGCGATCATATCATCGCGGTCATTTTGCTCAATCCACATCTCGAGTGCCCTGCGCCCGATCCCAAGCTCATAGCAGATCGCTGAGATCGGCTTGCCAGCCTCGACCATTGCAAAGATCATCTCTTCTGGCAGTTCCTCCAGCAAAGCAATGTCACGTCTAAATTTCGGTCTTCCAGGCATGTTTTCAGCCCTTTCCAGAGGTTTTAACGCGATCAAGTACCCAACCCCAGCATTTGGCGCAAAGTGCCTTAAATCGATTGATTGTGTCCATGCTTGAATTTCTCCGCTGTTTTGCTATCGAACATTTTAGGTTCCTTCGATGGTTGCGAGAGGTCCAGGTCATTGACAAAATCATCAAAGCCTGTTTCGCCACCGATCTTGACCACTACCGGGTCAAACCGAGCGTACCTGATCTTGGCCTCAACCACTGCCTGGTTGATCTCAGCCTCAATCAGCAGCTCAATCTCCTCCATGGACCAAACGTGCTGCCCGGTAACGTCTGGCCGGTTCTCGCGGTACCAGACTGCATCTTGCTTGGTAGCGACCACCACCATCAACTTCCCATCTTTGCCAACGTGCTCAACCGCGCCCAGGGCTGGCCGCACAGGCACTGCGTGCTGGACTGCCCAGGCCTCGAGCGCCTGGTAAGCCCTGACCATTCCTGCTGCCGACTTCTCGAGCTTTTCGCTGTCCCTGGCCTGACAAGCAGACCAGACCCGCTGCTGCTGCTGCCAGAATTTCTCCCGAAACCCTGGATCAACTAAAGTACACAATCTGTCAGTCCCCCATTTCCGATCCTGATCCACCTTAATGCGATCAATCTCACCCAACCATGATGCCTGCCTGATCTCAAAATCTGTTGCCGGGAAATCTGGCTTAACACCGCGACTGGGTATGCGACTTTTGACCTGACCCACTTGACCCTGTTTTGCGCTCATCTGCTGCCTCCATCCATTAATCATCAATTCAACAACAACTACAAAAAACACACCACACTACATCCACACTACAAACAACCCCTTATAGGGGTGTTTGTAGTGTTTGTGGAGTCTGTAGCACCACAATCACTCCACAATTGTGGTGTTTGTGGAGTTTGTGGTGGATAAGATAGTCACACATTAAATGACTCACTTATCAACCAATGCGGCCATCTTCCCAGCCTTGAGCAGCGCATCTGCCTCAAATCCAGTGGTCACGTCCTTGCGGTTGGCCCATACGCTGCTGTTCCTGATGGTCCCAAAGCCACTCTTTATGACGTGATCCTTGGCCCTGGACCAGTACGTTGACAGGTCTTTTGATGACACATCTGACCCAATCATGGCCGTGAATTCGGCCTTCCACTGGTCCAAACTGACGGTGTTTTTGCGCCCCTCTGGCGTATCCATAATGGAGCCAAAGGTTTTAATTGCAACATTCAGTGACTTCTCAGCAATCTTCTGCTTTGCGCCCATTGCTTTATCCTTTTTGGGATTATTTTCTGGGTCGTTGTCCTTCGTGTCGCCAACCTCTGACGCCTCGATAACCAGGCTGCTGCCGTTCTCCAGGCCCAGATCTGACCTATCAATGTCCACCGTGATGGCCTCAAACCCGTACCTTTCACCTTGCTCGCCGTCCTTCTGCTTGGACAGAAATATCTGCCCTTTCATGGAGTCTGTGAACCTCAAGATCTCCATCTGGGTATCCACGGCGGCCAGGAGTGAGCTGTGTCCCCGCAGCCCTTTTGACGTGTCCTTCCCTGCATGATGCAGCAACATGAGTGAGCACTTGTAGCGGTTCTGGATCTTGCCCAATGACTGGATATAGACCCCCATATCGTCCGAATTATTCTCATTGCCACCGCCAAATGACCGGGCCAGGGTATCGATCACGATCATGCGCAGTTGAACGCCGATCAACTGCACCAGTTCATCGATTGCCAGGATCAGGTTGGTGAAGTCTTCCACGCTGGATCTGAGGTTGATCATGGAGCGCACAACATAGAGCTGGGCTGAGTCAGGGGTCTTGTGATGCTGCTTGATCGCGGCAATCCTGGCACCTATTCCCCCGTACCCTTCCCCGCAAATATACAAAACTGGCCCGGTGCCGTTGATCTCTTTACCCATCCAGGGTCTGCCACTGGCGATGCACTCGGCAATGGACATTGCGTGGAATGACTTGAATGACGCTGGTGGACCAAAGAGTGCAACCAAGGACTGATCTGGGATCACGTCTTGGATCAGCCACTTAATGGGTTCGTCCTTGACTGACTGCCAGCTCTCGATCTTGAATGGCTTGTACGTCTTGTCTGTTTCCTGGTGGACGTTACCTGCCGGTGTTGCGTTTGTTTCGTTTGGTGTTGCAGGTGCAACTACTTCTTGTGCCGCCACCAATCTTGCCGGTACCGTTACCTGATCCACTGACGTGATGGGTTGGGCTTGCTTGGCGAGTTCAGCCAGGTCCTGCCTGGTGCCACCGTATTCGTTGACCCACTCCCAGGCATCATCTGTTGGCCTCTCGAGTGGCAGCTCTGCAATCCTGAGTGACTTCACCACCGGGATCAGTGCGGCGGCCACCAGGCGCGCATACTTCCATCCCGCAAGATCATTGTCTGGGAGCATGACCACAGTAGCCCCGGCAAAGTACTGCGTGATCTCCTCGGGCCAACTTCCAGATCCAGCATGAGCGCTGGTGGCTATTGCTCCGATCTCCACCAGGGCATCGGCTGCCTTCTCCCCTTCCACCAGGTAGATGGCACGTCCAGCAGTCTTTGCGTTGAGCAGCTCAGGGAACCTGTACGGCACCAGGCGCGTGTCTTTGAACCCTGGAAACCTGACATGGGTTCCATCTGGCTGCTTGACGCAACGCATTTGCTTGTAGTCTTTACCCTTGGCCGTGCCGGTCTTGTATCTCTGCTTGACGAACAACGGGTCACCGTCCTCGTCCACATAGACCCACTCATGCTCGAGGACTGGTGCCTGGAGCGCTGGCAGTGGTTTGATCGATGCCAGGGGTTCTCGTTTCTCAATGTCTGGCAGCAGCCCGTAGTCCCTGATGGCGTGAAACAACTCATGCTGATCACAACCTGAGTGGCACTTGAACAGCGGTTTACCGTCATCTCCATCACTGATGGACAGACTCGGGTTCTTGTCTCCATGGCCCTGTCCATGCCCTGGCAGGGGACAACTTGCCAACCATCCTTTGCCAACTCTCTTCGCGTTGCCAAGCGCCTTTGCTATTTGTTCGGCTTGCATTTATTCTCCAATTTCTTTAGCCGTGCTTCCAATTCGTACACCCGCCGGGCCAACATGAGCACCAGCAGTTGCCAGAATTCTTCTTTTGATTCCATGAGGGAAAAAAAAGCCGGGGACAAAGCCCCGGCCCTTAATTCGTTACGTCTTAAAACAGATCCTCGTCAGAGTGAACAGGAATGGGTGCAGCGTGTTGCTTGGCCGCGGGAGCTGCAGGTGCCGGTGTTGGCGCCGGAAATGGATCAAACTCGTCAGCGGGTGCCGCGGCCTCAGCATCCATGCCTGCTGGCCTGGCAATCCAACCCGTCAAGGTGAATGCCGGGATACGGGTTGTGCCCTTCCCGATCTTCTCCATGCGCGAGCCTGTGTACTGGATCACAGGCAACTTGCCCACGTTGGCCGCGTGCTGCTCTGAGCATTGCTTGTACAGGGCCTCGAGTCCCATGTTGGGGCCAACGCCATTGCTGGACCACTCGACAGTGCCCAAGGCCTTTGAGTAAAACTTCACGTTGAACCCGCGCTTGTGGTTTGCACTGGGTTGGGGACCCTTCTTGCCCAAGGCGGCATCGGGTTGCCAGTCACGCACGCCGACTCCCAGCTCGAGCCAGCCTGTTTGGACGTTGTCAATGTCAAAGACCACTTTGCCAATCTGGATCTCTCCATCTTGATTGGTCCAGGCATTGGCTGCCGGGGAGAAACGAACGTAGGAGCCGGAGCCGCCACCAGAGGATAAATTAAGCATTTGCGTTTTCGCTTTCAGAGTTGTGTGTCTTTAGTCACGGTTGGGGGGATGGGCTTATTTGGCAAACTCAACGGCACGGCCTAGAGTTAAACCCGTGGATTCTTTTGTGGTGAGGTCATCGACCATGGCCTTCTTGTCCTTGCCCAGGAGCTTCTCGGCCACGGCAGGCGTCACCATCTCTGTCAAGACCAGTTTGGACTTGTCGATGCCAGCGTCAGTGAGCGCTTGCAAGGCAGCAGCCTCATCGGCCCATTTGCGTGTTGCGCGCTTTGGGACCATCTGCCAGCCATGAATTGACTCACCTTTCCTTATGCGTTGCACTGCGTGATCTCTGACTGCGTCAATGAATTTCTCCACCACTGGAGCACGCTCCAAGAGGTCCGCGATCTGCTCAACTGATAGGGTCAGCATGACGGCCTGGATCTGTTCCTTGTCCAGGGTTGTGAGGTCAGGCTGGGCTGCCATCACGGCAAAGCCTTGCTGCTGGGCAGGGCAGACTACCTTTGCCGGGCAGTACTGGCAGGCCTTTTCACTGGGAGTGGGTTGGGAGTCTGGATTGCAAACTGACTGCACCGCCGGGCGCAAGGTGTTTTGGTACCAGTTCCAGAGTTCCTCATACGTCATCGAGTGGCTGCGCACGTCACCGTGATGGGGCTGCACAATGCGCAGCTCAATCTGCCCAGGCGGTGGGATACCGTTCTTTGCGGCTGACCTAATGGCCCCCAAGGCGTAGATCTTCAACTGGTCAGAGTCAGCATCCACCCAGCCCTTGCCGGTCTTCAAGTCCGACACAATGAGCTTACCCTTACCCAGGCCGACAACGTCAGCAGTGCCGCCCAGCTTGAGCGTGTCGTTGTCCAGCACCGTGACGTACTGCTCCACCTTAACGTGCCCAAGTTCGTCCCTGACGCGCTTGATCTCATCGAGGTGGAGCTGGGCATAGTCGGCGTTGGTGGCCGTCATGGTGATGTTTTCAATCGCCTTGCCAATGTGGTTTGCTGGACTCGTCCCAGTCTTGTAGCAAAGCTCTGCCAGGGCATGAATGGCCGTGCCAATCTGCGCAGCTTCCCCGGCAGGTTCTTGCTCGATGCCTTGGGACAGGCGCACGCTGGCCGGGCAGGCGATCCAGCGCGATGCTGCACTGGGTCTGAGGATTATTTTTTGTTCCATGATTCTCTTTCTGCATCCTGTTCGTTGATGATGATTGTGTAGATGAGCTGGCGCACCTCGTTGCTGACTGCGTGCCCCAGGTCCTCGGGACTGAGCATCCGACTCAGCAGCAGCGTCTTGTCCTGGTTGGCGCGTCTGGCCTTCTCGAGTTCCTGGGTGAGCCAGACGATCTGGTCCCTCATGGCTTTGCGTTCAACGTCATCCATGCTTACGCCCCCAA